AACAAGTCGTCATAGTTAGCTGGCATACTTAACTCCCGTTATTCCACCAATTGCTGGCTTGATTGCCCACCCAATTGTTAAAACCAGTGTCCCGGCCCATGCTGTACAACAAAGCGAGTCCCTGTTGGGTACGCTGGTCAGAAGCTTGTTGGGCAAGATAATTAGCATTAGAGGCATTGTTTGCACCAGTGTTAGACATATTCATTCCAGCAAGCATTTGCTGCAATTGCTGTTGACGTGCCTGTTGCTGGCTATTGTAAATGTTGAAGGCGCCCTGGTTAGCAGCATTAGCGGCGGCCACTTCAGCATTCATGTAGCCGGGTTCAGACTGAGCACGCAGGCGAGTGAGTTCAGCCATCAGCTGCACCTCTCGTGGGCCATACTGGCTACGGCGACCGGCAGCAGCATCCTTACGCTCAAGTTGAGTACGCAACTCAGAGGCAACCCCACTACGTGGACCGAACATAGCGTCCAGCTTACCGGAGATAGCGCCAAAGTTGGGCTGACGCATAGCTGGTGCAGCAGGAGCCTTGCCTCCGTTAAACTGAGCCATCAGAGTTTCATACTGAGCCTTCTGGGCCTCTTGGTTCTGTTGGATTTGGCGTTGCTGACCTTCAGCAGTATTACGCATACGGTTGATGCCGTACAGACCCATCAAGCCCCCCATGATAGCACCTACCGGGTCCTTTTGGGCCTGTTCCTTTTTAGCGGGGTCTTTGATGCTAGCAATAGCCTGCTGCACTTGTGGGGAGGTTTGATATTGCCCACCACCATTACCTTCTGTACCGCGTACCTGACTAGGAGTAGGACCAGCCGGGCCCATTTCTTGGCGGTTCATCCACCCGCCCAACTCACTACCAAGCATGGCCCCAAAGGGACCACCAAGAGCCGCACCGCCGGCAGTGGTAATGGTACGTACTCCCAGATCAGCAAGCTGTCGTCCAGGAGTCTTTGAGGGCATACCATTAGCGTTAACAGTAACCTCTCGCCCACCTTCCTCTGAGTAGGTGCGAGTGGGGTTAGTCATAGCATTAACACCAATACCCAACGCACCAGCGACGGGGCCAGCAACACCGCCAAGACTTGCTAGAGAGGACAAACCCTGCCCATATTCCCCAGAACCCATGGCTTCAGCAGCACCTAGTACCCCCATAGCCCTGCTGGCATTGGGATTCACCCTACCCGCCAACAAGCCCATCTGGCGGAGCCGTTTAGCGAAATCGGACCCAGAAAAACCTCCGCCGTCTACAGGAGAGTTACCATCCAAGCCTTGTCCCGTTTTACCCAGATTGGTTTGATTGAGGCCGATCATACCGTTCCACGTAGGCATAGAGGGGGCTGCCATACCCATATCAGCAAAATTAGTTGGGGAAGTCATCCCCAGGTTACTACCGTTAAATAGATTACTAAGGCCGTAATCAGTACCCCCAATTCCACCGGGGCCGTAGTCACCGCCAAAGTTGAAATTGCTGCTATCTGTCAGCCCATAGCCGGGACTACCTCCGCCGTAGTCGTTACCTCCACCATAGGTACCGCCATAGCCTAGGCCCTGGCCACCCCCCATGCCGGAGTCGTTACCTCCGCCGTTACCACCACCAAAACCTAGACCACCTCCACCGAGGGACATGCCCCCACCCGAATCGCTATCCGGGCCATCTCCACCGAGACTATATTGACTCATAATTGTTCCTTACGAAAGTAAAACTGATTTCATCGTACCCGCGTCGTTGGCCCACAAACGGACTTCGCCAGAAGATGTGTTTTTGTACACTGCCCATTGAGAGGCTGCTATGTCTGCTGCGACAGGAGCACCTGCCTTTGAAATAACTGAGGTTGCTCTAGTGTGCTGTACAGTAGTTAGATGAAACCGTTCCGCTGCAACACCTCCTTGTAGAGAAGTCAAGTCACTGTGGTTGCGTGTAGCCAAATCAGTGAGATTGCTTCCAGTAAAGTTTATGTTACTCCACAAGACAGAGATTGCTCCCTGATTAATAACACTACGTAATTTTTCGTACCAATCATTCCAGAAGGAATGTCCCGGAGGAACCCCAATTGGTGTGGGCGGTAAAATGACAGCCATTATTGTGATCCAATGTTGTAGGAGAGTTCCAGATGATGTAGTCTTAGTGGGCTGTCAGCAGAGTAAGTGAGCAAGAAGCTCCTCTCTACAAACTTACCCAGACGATGCAAAGACGGCCTTTCGATTGCAAGAGAAACTGTACGGGGAGTAGAGAAGTTCTGGTAGTCATCATCTGACCATGAGATGGAGATGTCTCCAATTGCCCTGTCCGCATTGACGATGAGTTTCCCCATGAATTTTCTACGTAGAGTATCGAACTCTGCTTTGTAGGTAAGTACCGACACTGTAAAATCTTCTTCCAAGTCTTGGTATACCCTGGGGTCAAAGAAGAACACACCAGCAATACCAAACAAAGAGAATATAGACACATGACCAATCCCAGTCATGGGAACACTTACCGTGTTCTTAATTTCAATTCCTTCCGTGTCTTGGAACTTCCACTGTGTCCACACCTTTGTCTCTAGGTCCATGACGTAAGTTAAACCGTCAGTGGTAATTGCATAAAAGTCATGCCCCCCCATACTGAAGATTGAACCGACAAACAACCCGTGAGGTTGTAGCAGACGCTTAATTGGAGGATTGTCTAGTGTCTCAACTTTAAAGTCCTCAAGCATATACACGGTTGGGGCCGTGTTCTGTGCTTGTCCCACAAAGTAAATCTTGTTGGAGAACGAAGCAAAGCCACCAAGGAAACCCAACTGTTTAACTGGCGTGTCGTTACGCTGCAACGGGCTACCCGAGGCGTTACCTGCATCAAAGAAGTATTCGACTGAGGCAGAGCCTAGAGCAACCAGATAGTTGTTCAGACGACTAATCCGTGACAACGTATCTGGCAGCATCTCAGCAGTAAGGAAGTCTCCTGGAACCCACGACAACGGGTCATTCAATTCGCTGTTGTAGATGTCTGAGGTACCGTCTTTCACCATGAATAGATAACCGTCAAGGAATACAATATGGGGTTTGAATGGAGTAGGCAGATCAGCATCAGCACTAACAACTACTGTATTAGCAGCATCAATGGTAATCAACTTGTCGCCATCCCCTACTACAATTTTGGTACTACCGTCGTCGTAGTAGAATTCAGTGAAACCCACATCACCTTCAGTAGTCGTGAAAGGGGTGACGGTGGCTACAAAGACACCAGACGATCCGGTAACAATATCAATAGCAGTGTCATAGGAAATGAACAACTTGTCTTGGTCTTCCCAATAGTACATTCCACGAATATTACCATTAGCCAGTTCGTATGGATATTGGGTAACACCATCCCGCTTCACAAAATGGAAGTCTTCGTCTTTTGTAGAACGATCTTTGATGATGTCAAAGAACCCGTTAGTTGCCACCGCTTGTGGAGTACCTGCGTAACCCCTATTGTACAAAGCCCAAATCAGTTTTAGTGATTTGGTCTGGTACGTGTCTTGTGATGGTGCTTTGGAGAACGCCATTTAGTTTCCATTCGGATAGAAGAATAGAGAAGTACCTTCACTACCCCCAGACAATGCTGTAGCAAGACGCTTGTCAGCACGAGTCTCAAGCCACCGACGATCTTCAATAGGAAGCTGATATTCGTCAGCAAGCAAAGAGGCTAGGTGGTAAATAAGAGTGTTGTGCCATTCTTGGGGAAAATCAATTGTCTCAGTACCGTTGGTGAAGATGTCAAAAGGTTTCTGGTAAGTCATTACCAACTTACTCCCGACAGGCAAACTCGTCGGGGTGGGCCACACAGACAGAACACCGTAGTTGATGAAAGGCTGATAGGACACCACTACTGGAGTACCCGTGGAATTGATTGGGAGGTTGTTAAATTCATTGCGAGACTTAATCTGCATGTCAACACGGGACGTGGATGCAGGGCCAACTTGAGACATCACTTGCAAGACCTTAGTCGGGAAAGGCACGTTAATAGCTTGCCCAATACCAATAGTGTAGGTTGCTTGTGCGTCTACCAACGTGATGTCAAGTTCCTGTCTCTTCCACAACTCAAGCCCCAACGGCTGTAGTTCTGAAACTAACGCGTTTAGAGCTTGAGCACCATCAATCAGTTGTTGGGCATTTGCCGTCTGGCCTTCTCCAAGAACACTAATCTTGCGGAGGGCTGCGTTGATGATGTCGTCACGCGACAGTTGCCAAATTGTGTTATTGGAGGTAGCCATTATTTATCCACTTTATGATCTAGTTTATCTGAGATACGTTGAAGCATGGAACGAAGCTCCATTGCAAATTCCTTGAAGTCATTTTTAGGAACATAGTCTTTTGCAATTTCTTCTCGAAGGGCCGACAAGTCGGCTTTAAGGCTACTCACAGCATCCCACAGTTGACGAGCAAACCACCCCATTCCAGTCATCCCAATACCTGCCGCCCAGTTGATGAACGTTTGGTAATCATCCATTATGCACACCTTCCAATTTCACGCCACTGAGTTCCAGTGTACACAAACGATATAGAGCTACCAGAAACCGCTGCAAAGTTTGCTGAAGCATTCAACCTCATACTAGCTCCGTTCAAAACGTTCAGAGAACCTCCAAACAAGAGAGTAACTTTACGTCCGGGATAACCTCCATTGAGAGTACCAAACCCCGTTGTACCCGTCACTAAAACAATATCTCCTGTGTTGTTTGGCAAGTTCAGTGGATCAGCTGATGCTACAGGAAATAGGGTCCAGTTAGCCATACCATCTGCTACAGCTGCTCCAGCTGCTGGAGAAAAGAAGTTGCAGTTGAACAACAGAAAACCAGTTGTAGCTACCGTCACATTGACAGGCTTCGTGATAGAATCTCTGATTTTTGTACCGTGGAAGTGGTGTGTACCGGAAACAGATACCTGAATACCATAATTACAGTTACGAAGCAGGCCACCAAACCATGCCAAACCTTGTACGTTCAATACATAGCAACCAATGGAGCAGGCAACCGCATCACAGTTTGCAGCTTCTACGTGACCAGACGAAGCATTGAAGTTGTAGCCCTGAGCCTTGCCTGCCGCATAGCAAGACGTGATCTTGTTGTCCACAGCCGTACCCTCAATCAAGAAACCGACACTGTTAGCATGAACTGGTACGCCAGCACTCACGGGGCCATCTGCTGAACATCCAATAACTTCTGCTGCGTTAGTGTTGTGTAGGCGAATACCCCGGAAATAACCATAGCTAAAACAGTTGGTGATTTTGGGCCAATCCACCGTGTCGTGGAAGTGAAAGGCAATGCCACCACGAGTCAGGATGAGCTGTGTAG